GCGTTAGTAACAGAGAAAGCAATTAAAACTTATGTGGATACTCAAGTTAGTTCAGAGGATTTCTGGGATAGAGCAGGTACGGATACATATCTAAAGAATACTGGTGATAACGTAGGAATCGGTACGACTAGTCCAGATAAGAAAGTCGAAATAGCTTCAACAACAGTAGCAGGATTTTCAAACAATTTATTATTAAGAAATGATGATAGTAATGGATCTTCAAGTGTAGGTTTATCTTTTGGTCTAAGAGATGGTGGGAGAATACATTCTGGTATTTTATTTCAAGGTGATGGATCTGGTTACGATAGAGGTAGTTTACATTTTTTAAATAAGGCTGATACTAATACAGAGTTTGCTTTAACTGATATTGCTTTAACAATAAATAGAGATAGAAACGTAGGAATCGGAACGACAAGCCCAAGTGCTAAACTTCATGTTGAAATTACAAATGATGTAGAAGGTTTGCGAGTTTTGAGTGATGCAACTTCCCAAGAAAACACAATATTAAGAAATACTGGTAACAATTCAGCACAAGTTTTGCATATTATACAAGACAATTCTGCTTCAACAGGTAATGCAGTTGATATTAGGAATGATGGAACTGGTGACAGTATTAATGTTAATTCAGGAGAGTTTGTAGTAGATGGAAGTGGAAACGTAGGAATCGGTACGACTAGTCCGAGTTCTAAGTTAGATGTTAATGGAGATTCAAACTTTGGTAATTCTGGTGTAGTTGCAAACCACACGTTTTTCACTGGTTCTGGTGGAAGTTTTAAATTTGGGAGAGATAACTACGAATATATTGAATCAATACAAGATGTATCTTCCATAAGAATGCGATCAACAGGTAAACAATTTTATTTTGGAACAGAGGATTCAAATGAATTAATTTTTCAAACAAATAGCACAAATGCTATAGTTATTGATACTTCACAAAACGTAGGAATAGGAACAAATAGTCCAGCTACTAAGTTAGAGTTAGAAGATGGTACTTTTACAATAGACCAAAATACTAATAGTGTTGGTTTAGTTATAGATTCAGAGGCAACTACTAGAAGAAGCCTTCAAATATCAGCAGCATTAACTGGAACTGACCAAGTAATGTATATTGCTAATTCAGGAGCTCAAACTTCAGGAACAGCGATGACATATTTTGACCAAGCTAATAGTGGTTCAACACAAGGTACGATGTATATAAAAAATGCTGGTACTGGAGACACAGCCTTCTTAGACACAAATAATGATGCAATTTCATTAAGCATTGATACAGAAGCAACTAGTTTACCAGCGTTCAGAATACTACACGATTCAATATTTACAGGTACAGGTTCAGCATCATCATTTTATACTAGATTATATAATGCATCATCAACTGGTACTTTAATGGAGGGGTTGCAAGCGGGAATTGGATATGGATTCATTTTAAATTGCACTAATGCTAGTCAACTAGCATCAGGAATGACAATAAGCACAGTTGGTAATCATAATGCTACAAACGCTACATTGAAACTTAATAAAGCTGGAACTGGTTCTGGAGATGCATTAGCAATAACTAATAATGGTATAGGAAATTATATTACTGCTGGTGATTTTGTAGTAGATTCAGATGCTAACGTAGGTATTGGTACGACTAGTCCGAGTGCTGGTATTACGTGTGACAAGTTTTTAGAGATACAATCATCACTGCACGCTGGATTAGTTCTTCATGATACAGGACAAGCAAGCCCATATACTCTTAGAGCTTCAGGAGATAATGTAAATTTAAATTTTGGTGGTACATCAATAATTAACTTTCTAAGTTCTGGTAACGTAGGAATAGCAACGACTACTCCAGAAGAAAAACTAGAAGTTAATGGTAATATATTGTTATCTACTAATAATAGTAATAGGATATATGGACGAAACTTAGCAGGTACAAAATACTCAATGTTATGGTATGATTCAAGTGATAGGTTAGTATATCGTTCTCCTACTAGTGGTTCACATGTATGGCAAATAAACCTTACTGATAAGATGTCATTAGATTCTTCTGGAAAATTACAGTTATCATTAGGGACAGGTATAAACGAATTTAGTACCGACACAACTTTTGCAGGTAACTCAGACGATGCAGTGCCAACTGAAAAGGCAACTAGAACTTATGTTGCAGCACAAATAATTGCAGCAGCGGGAGTTACTAGATATGCGGGAGCAATCACAGCAGCGACATCGGTAACTGCTACACATAACATGGGGACAGTTGATGTCATTGTTCAAGTGTATGATAGCACTGGTGAACAAATTACACCAGACAAAATAACAACAACTAACACTAACACAGTAACAATTGAATTTGCAACGGCAACCACAGGGAGGTATGTAATAGTAGGATAATTATAATATATTTATATATTATTTTTTACTTTTTACAATTATAACACGATGAAACAAAATATAAACATACAAATATTCAGAGAAACAGCTAAGAGCATTAAGTTTAACATCATTGACGATTTTGGTAAGATAGTAGATTTAACATCGGCAACTGGTACATTAAATGTATTCTTGAAAGAACCAGGACAAGCTGATGTAATTGCACTAACTAAAGCATTAACTATTACTAATGCTATAATGGGTATTTGTCAAGTAGATTTACTTTCAACAGACACAGACATTGACGAGTATAACTATACATACAAACTAGATTTTATTTTTAGCGATGCCGAAGTTAGAACATTAACTTATGGGTTATTTGAAATCGTTGGCGATGACAATACACGAATCTCACAGATCAAACAGAAGTACAGTTTAAATTTTGATTATTATACAATGCGTGAAGGACTTAATTATGCACATCAACAAATGACACTTAACTTATACGAAAAAATTGAAGATAAATTAAACACAACAAACAAAATTATACAAATTGAAAATTATGTTATGGATAAAAACTTTAGCTACACTGTAGATAAAACCGACATTGAAATTATTCAGTATCAAGATAAAACACCATTTGGAGTGGTAGATTTAAGTGCTAATATAGTATCAGTATTATTCGACCACCCAGTTGGAAAAACTATAATCACTATGGATGGGGATTACCCAGAAACTTCTTACAAAATGCAAGTGACATATTACAAGGGACTATATAAATTTTCAGAAATATATCTTGACGTAAAACAAGTTGAAGAATGGTACACACTATACCACATATTCCAAATATTACCAATCTACAAATTACAACAAGGATTGCCAAGCAGATCAATTAACGGTGTAGATATTGTGTTCGACCAAGATGGAATCGATAAACTTAGAAAAATGATATTCACATGGATTCAAACTGGTATTGTTAACATTAAAGGGTTCGACATTGGGACAGTAGTGATTAACAAGAGGTATTAAAAATGGCAAAAACTATAATGATTCACGAGGGTGAAGTAATCAATGATTTACCACAGTTTATAGTGGGAGATTATGGAGCGATTATAACTTTTCATGTTATTAATGCTAATGATGGTGCGTTCGATTTAACGTCAAACGTGGTAACATTTAAGGCTAAAAGTATAATTGATGGTACAACATTATTCTCTACTGCTTGCACTGTCTCAGACGCAACAGCAGGATACTGTTCGTTAACTATACCTGAAAGTGTGTTAACTACAATGGGTAGTTATGATAGCACATTAGAACTGTTCAATGATGGCTCAAAGCTAGAAACTATTAGCTTAGGTTATTTAGAAATATTCGATAGGTAAATAAACAATGTTTGAGAATAATGATGAATTTGGAATACAGTCATATCGTGATGATGTGAGTTATGTGATTGCTGCAAATGAGATTGAAGTTAAAATATTTAAATATAATAATAATAAATCACAAAATCTTCAAAGCGACTACTTTGGAGTTACCACGCCAACATTTAAAGACCCAACTGGGCTAATAAAAATTAATGTTATGTCGCAAGCTCCTAATAAGAAGAACGATAACAAAGAAGGTTTCGATGGGTATGGTGATGTGACTTATAGTTGCTGGGCTAATTACGCTGTAGATGTAACAAATAAAGACATCATTGAATTTATTGGAGATAATAATCATAATATTAAAGCTGGAAGTAGGTTCATTGTAAAACTCGGTAATGAGGGTATGTATAAAGGTCAATACACTTACAAGAACTTTGATATAACATTAGTAGATAACAAGAAATCAGTCGAGAATTATTCACCAGATAACTATAACTCTACAAATGACAGAATCAACGATTTTTTTATAGAAGAAGATGGTAGTGATTCATGTCAAGAATAATAAACCATAGAAAATTTCTTGAAGAAATACAAAAAGCAGCAACTGCGATTTATATACCCGCACTTAGAGAGAATACTCCTGGTACTATGCGTGTAGCTGATGAATGGGAAGTCGAAACAGACGACAAAGTAGTTTACATAGTGAATAAAGAATTTGGAGATATAGTTACATGGTTAACTGAAGGAACTTCTCCGCATTTTATCAGAGCGAAACCAGGTGGTTGGTTGAAATTTCCAAAACCTAAAAACGAACCTAAAATCAAACATGAAAAACCATTGAAAGGTAATCGTGCATTCGAGAAAGATGGTTATATTTTTACTAAGGTAGTAAGACACCCAGGTATAGTAGCCAGAAAGTTTGTTGACGAAATTATTAACGATAAACAACTTGAAGAAAGATTTATTGACAGACTTAAATCTTTTATAGCAAAGTCCTTAGAAGACGCCTTAATTTAAATATATTTAAATACAAATTTTAATTTAATATAATTATATCATAATAACTTGGTATATATTAACTATCATAATAACTTGGTGTAAACATGAAACCTACAGAATTTATAATTAACGAAACTATTGGTAAAACTATTTCTAAATATGTTCGAGACATAAAGACCGATAGAAAAGGTGACAGGTTTGTGTTTCCCACATTCGCAAAAAACGATACAGAATTACCTCAGATTACAATCGAGGTTGAAGGCCCAACATTCGTGGACGTATCTGCATCAAACTACTTACAATCAGAAACTCTAGCTAATGGAGATTACAAAGAATACTACTATAAGAAAGCAATATACCCAGTAAAAATATTTTGTATGACAGTGCGAGGTATTGAGTATGAAGTTATTTACGATAACAAAAAAGCATTCATGGGAAATAAAATGATATGCGATTATTGGTCACATGATGTAATGCAACAGTTAAGAATACATCGTGATGAGCTACTATTAAATTTTGACGATTTCAAGATAGAAGGGAAACCCGAAAGTTACGAGGCATCAAAAGTTCGATGGACTGCACAAATAGATTGTGTAGTAACTATCAAAGAATTATGGGTGCACGAGTATCATAACGGTGAATTAATAAGAGATTATACAGTGAGTACAACAATAAATTAAAATAAAAAATATGAGGAAAAAAATATGGCAACTATGAGACCACAAATTATTACGACACGAAACGTAATAGCTTCATTCACTGCACCAACTGGTGCTAGAACAGGGGCAATGATAGGTACTGCACAATGGGGTGCGGTAGATACAGTAACAGCAATTACTACAATGTCTGGATTTGTATCAACATTTGGTAATGATATTAGCGGATCAAGTTTAACATTAATTAAAGGAGCAGACTTATTTTTCAGAAATGGTGGTTCTTTAAAAGTTGTTAGAATTGCAGATTCTAGTAAAGCAGAATCAGACTTGATGTTAGTAAATGCAGCTACAGATATGATTAATATTGTTGGTAAATACGCAGGTACTTACGGTAACAATATTTCAGTGACAGTAGCGGCAATCGGTTCAAACATGAGTTTAACAATAACGGACGGAGTTATATCAGAGTACTACAGTAATAATGGAGTTGGATATACTACAAACGCATTAATAGCTACAGCAATTAATGCAGGAAGTGCATTAGTAACAGCAGAAGTTGAAACTGGACAAGAAGCAAATTTAATTGCAATATCTACATCGGCACAATTAACTGGTGGAAATGATGGAACAGCTTCTTTAGCAGATGCAGATTATACAGACGCATTAGATAACCTATTCTTAACAGAATCGTATAACTTTTTAATGATTCCAGGAAAAACTGACAACTCATTCCAAGCAACTGTTGCAGGTAAGTTAGATGCAAGAGCATCATCTGAGAAACAATATAGTAGATATATTTCAGGAGTAATAGTAGATGAATCAATTGCTACAATTAATGCAAGAACAGCATCAAGTAAAAGATTTACTAGATTAGCACCTTCAGTAACATACACTCACAGAACTACAAATGCAAGTGTAAACTTAGATGGTTCTTATACAGCTTGTGCTTATGCAGGATTATTATGTGCATTAGATTTGAATACTTCAGGAACTCACGAAACTATTAGTGTTAATGGTGTACTTGTAAATTCAACAACTGGTAAAGAATTTTATAACAAACTTGAACAGGAACAGTTACTTAACGGTGGAACTGCACCAGTATCAAAGATAGGAAATGCAATTCAACTTATCAGAGGTATTACAACATATAGCGACCAAACATCAGTTTGGGTAGAAGAAGTTATCGTTGATATTATTGATGAAGTAGTTACACAATGTGAAACATATTTGAACAGTGTAATTGGAAAACCTAACACAGCTGTTAGAAGGTCAGTTTACGGTGCGGCTCTAGATGGAATTTTAACATCATTAAGAAACCAAGGTGTAATTGAAGCATTCAATCAAAGCCAAGTAGTAGAAGGTTCAAGTGCAGATACAATAATAGCTAATATAGCGGTAAAACCAACTTATAATACAAATTTTGTAAATTTAACGTTGGATATTAATTAAGAGGAAATAAAAAAATGGCAGATTTAAAAAATTCATTCACATTAGAAGATGTTGCAATTTTTATGAATGGTAATGTAGTTGGAAGTGCACAATCACTAACAGTAGCAGTTGAGCAAGACAACAAACCAATTCATGCGAATGGTAGTAAGAAACCAAGAGAAATCTTAGATGGTCAAATGACCTACACAGGTAGCATTGAAAGATTATTTTTAGACAAAGAAACAATTACAGATTTAGTAAATTTAGAAACAGGAGCAAACCCTTACTTCGATTTAATCGGAGTAACGAAAAACAAAACACCTGAAAGAAAAATTACTGTAGTTGATGCTAAATTGAAAGGATTCAGTATAGATTTCGGTCTTACAGATGAAACTAAAATTGCACAAGATTTTGATGCATTAGATTTAAACATACAATAAAAATGAGACCCCTAAATGTTGTAACTAAGAGCAAGGAAAGAAAGTTGTTTCAACTGGATGGTCTGGAAGAGTTGGGAAAAATTGATTTCCCTTCTTTAATTCCCCCTAACGCAAGACAGGTGGAAATTACGTACAAACAAAAATCTAAAGATAGGTTCGTTGAAGGTGAACATATCTTAAAGATAGATTATATTTTGAAACTCGAAATTAAAAAAGGAGACAAAGGAGAATAAAATGAGCGAAGAAAATACAAAACAAGAATACGATTGGATGACAGAAAACGATGACGGCACATGGACAGTGAATACTAAAGCTGGCGATTATGTGATGGAAGAGTTGACTGAAAACGAAATGAATAAAGTTGCAAGACTATCAGAAAAAACAAAGAAACCATTACAAACTATGATGGCTAGAAAATGTATTATATCACCAGAAACTACAGATGAAGATTTTGGAAATCTAAAAGCAAGTGTGACTAATAGATTAAAAATGTGTGCATCAACAATTAATGGTATAACTGATTTTTTGTAAAAGAGGGTCAGACAACATTAGACCCACAAGAAGTATATTATGATGAAATCAAAGCACTCGATCAGAATATGAGAGCACATATGCGTGCAAACGTATCTGTATTTTATAAAATACCAAACGGTACAGTGGCTCGCATGAAGATGTCAGAGTTGAAAGCAAATTATATTAATATATTATATTACAACAAACATAACAAAGGAAAGGAAACATAAAGATGGCAGAGAAATTTAGCAAAGTATTAACGGCGTTGGACGCAATACTAATTAAGATAGGTTTAGTGAGTAAAGTCTCAGAGAAACTAACAAAGGTGCAAGTCAGTAATATTGCTAAAGTTGATGCTGCCATGCTTAGTCTTGTCGCTATGGAAAAGGCACTAGAAAACGAAAAAAGTGTATCTAAAAAGAAGTCTATGAAGCTTGACATTAAAGCACATAAAAAAGTAATAAGTAATTTAAATAAACAGCAAAAAGCACACAGTGACCATACTAAAAAAGTTGAAGACCACTTCACAATACTTAGAGCTAACATAGCAGACAGTTTAGGACTTGGACCAGTAAATAAATTTATAGAAGGGTTAACACATTTTAAAGACACCGTACGTAAATCTGGATTAACTATGAACGAAGTGTGGACTAGATTTGCAAGCAGAATTGCAAAATTTGCGGGAATATTAGCTGTTTTAATTGCAGCGTTCGCCGCATTAAGACGTATGTTCCAACTTAACGTGGGTGGTATGGCGACTAAATGGGCTAAGTTTATGGGACAGATGAAACGTACATGGGCTAAATTCCAAGTTGCTTTCTCAAAAGCATTATTAGCTTTAGGTCCAATATTTGACGTGATATTTGGTGCTTTATATTCATTAGTACAACCAATCATATTTACATTAAATACATTAATAGATGTGTTTAATATGATACCTGGTCCATTGAAACTAGTAGGTGTTGCGATAGGAATTGTTACAGCTGCAATGCTTGGACTTAGTGCGGCATCATGGTGGATTATTGCAATAGTTGCAGGGGTTGTATTATTAACAAAAGTATTTAACATGATGCCGAAACCTTTGAAGTTAATCACACTAGCTATATTAGGAATTTCAGCTGGGATAGCGACAGCCACAATTGCGATGTTGTATTTTAATGCGTCAACTGGTGGGATATTACTTGCTATTGGGTTGATAGTTGTTGGTGTGGTAGCGTTAATAGCACTAGCAAAAAACTTATATGACAAATTTAAAGCATTCGCAAAAACTCATCAAACATTCGCAAAAGTTGCAAAGGTGTTATTGTTTATAGTTAATCCATTTTATCAAATATGGGTGATAGGAAAAGCTGTAATTGGGATGTTTAAAAAAGTTAATAGTGAAGGTGGGCGATTAGCGAAACTTGGTAAAATATTATATGCCGTATTAGTGTTTCCATTTATGCTTTCACATAGAATCATGAAACTTGTATATAAGTTTTTAATTGGTTCAATTATTAAAAGATGGGATAATTTACTAGCACGATTTCCAAAAATAGTAAGTGCAGTTATTTTAATGAAGAATGCTTTCACTGGATTTTTTAAATTTATATGGGCTGGACTAAAAGCATTACCAGACGCATTCATGGCAGTATTTAATGGTGTTGTAGATGGGGTTATTGGGATGTTTAATAGTTTAGTGAACATATTACCAGACTGGGCGAAAGGACTGCTAGGGATAACTGAAATCAAAGCTCCAACAATGGACAGTTCACCCGCAGCAGATGCTGGAAACACACGCAACAATGCAGGGAACACGAGCAACAATCAAATTTATAATACAACAGTAAATACAACACAGACTCCAGAAAAAGTTATGCTTGGATTGGATAGTCTTCTTGCAAAAGATTTAAGTAACTAGGTGATACAATGATACTTCGAAATGCCAACAAAACAAAAGTAAATTTTAGAATTAAAAGAATACAAGATGGTGAAACAGATGCGTTTGAGTTATATGTGGTGCAATCTTTTGAGATTAGCGGTAGCAATAATATTGTTGTTACTGAGTCTGCGACAGGGAATAGTGGGATAACTTATAACACTGGTAGACTGCACGAGGAAGTGCCAATCAATGGAGTGTTATTAGGTATAGATAAAGATGATTTACAAGAGAAGATGGATAAACTTGATAGGTTTAGGATTGACGGTTCTGTGATACAATTAATTCGTGACCAAGCGTCTGTTCTAAGATCTAATCAATATTATATTAAAACAGTAACGTTTGTGTTTAACCCTGGTGAAACTGACAGAGTTACTTTTTCAATGGTATTATCTGAGAACAGGTCAGCGAATGTGAGAACTACACAAGTAAGCCTTGTGAATTTCGGAGTGGCTGAATTTTACAAAGAATACTACAGAGACTTAGAGGGTATAAATTCATAATGATATTAATTAAATTATGCCGAAAATGTAAGAAATTTAATATTAGTCATAATGATAATACTGCTAAAGATAAATTAAAGTATAACGCTTTAGTATTAAACAAAATGGTGTGTGGTTGTTAAATGAGGTATCCAAAACATTTGTTACAAATAAGAAACCAAGTGATTGATTTAGGTAATGATTTTTCTATTACTGAAGACCAAGATAAATTGTATTCTACTATGGATTTCGCATTACCTTACATACAAGTGGGTACTTTAGATACAACTGTGTATCAAAAATACGACTTAGTAAAGTTGTTTTACAAGGAGTATGATAATGAAAGAGAAGCAATCAACCCAGACATTACAGCAATGGAAGTGGTGTTTGAAGGTTACATTGATAGACTAGAGTTAGATGAATCTAAAGGGTCGGGATATAACTATAAAATGTTTTGTAAAACTACAATGGGTTTATGTGAAGAACGAACAATGCAGACAAACTCATTTAATGGTACAATGAATGAAGTGTTATTACACGCAGATGGTTACGAATCAAACGGAACTAATAATAATTATGGGGTAGACTTTAGAAATATCGTGCCTCTTAATAGAAGAATCATTGACGATTTTCCTGAATGGTTCGTATTGAAACTAGATGGAGATAAATTTTTTAGTACAATATTAGAAAGTATCAAAAAGAAGTACGCAATAAAAATATTTCAATCAGCGAATGGTTATTTAACTATAACTTTCCCACAGTATTTTTCGTCAGATGATATAACAGTATTTCAACATGACATGCAATCAGATGTATCTGTTATGAATTATGGTGATTTATCACAGAAATACGATAGCGTGATTTGTATTGGTTTAGGAAACTATGGATTAGCATTTGATCCAATAGCGTATCAATTAAAAAACGGTGTAGCGAAAGAAGATTTATCTGATAATGTAATACCAGATAATACTAAACTTAATCCGTTTTATATTTATAGAAGAGATGTGTTTGACCAAGAATCAGCACAACAAATCGCAAAGAACAAATTAGTAGAATTTGCAAAAAACAACTCAATCACATTCGATACAATATTAACTCCAACTGAGAATATTAATTCAGCGTTTCAAATAAAAAACTCTGTAAAGATTAGTGAAGACCAAATTTATTTCATTAAAACCAGAACAACCACAATTTCAAAATCAGGGGGAATTAAATGTTCAATATCAGGATATGCTAATAGTATAATAGATTTCCCTGAAGAATTACTTACACCATCAACTGGATTATTAGACGTAGACATGTATGATAAATCCATAGACAAATCTACTATATTAGTAGTGATACCGCAATAAAATGTTAAAAGCAATGAAAAACCTAAACACTGTATTAACTGATATGATACAAAAAGAAATTACTGATACTAAAGGTATTGATATTTTCGAAGTTGTTAATATTAATGAAGACCAAACATACAACATAAAAAAACTAAACATTGCAGTATCGTATAATAATGTTCAAGCAATTGGTGTGGGGTTAGGTAACGGTACAGGTCAAATTAAACATTATAATGCAGGGGATTTAGTTATTGCTACATTCATAACAAACTCAACTAACTTAGTAATACTTGGGTCAATATACGACAACATTTCACGTACTAAAGATACAAAAATCCAAGTTGAAGATAACGAATATTTCGTGAATAACCAAGCGAACGGTGCGTTCATTTTCATGGACAAAAATAATAATATCATAATCAGAACTCCAGACGGAGCAAAATTAAAATTAAATAATGATGGGTCGTTTAAATTATTCGACCATACTAATAGGGGTATCGAGATGGACACAAACTCCGCTATGAAGATTCGTAGCTTAGATTTAGATTTCCCTGATGACCCAGGCACATGGTAATAATATATTTAAATATAAAAATTAACACAATAACAATATAGATAAAATGGCATACGAACAACTAGGAAAAGATATTAAGCAGACGGACGGAGATTTAGTATTCAGTAACAATCAAGATTTCGCAATAACCAGTGGGTTAAACAATTTAAGACAAGCCATAATTACAAGACTAAGCACAATCAAGGGAGAGTATTATGTAACTGCGTATGGTAGTAATTTAAATCAAGCTTACGGTGAACAGATGAACGATTTACTGAAAGCTGAAATTACAGGATACATTGTAGAGACACTTAATCAAGAACCAAGAATACAATCAATCGATACAATACTTGTATCATTCGTTGACAACACTGCTGAAGTTAGCCTTACGGTGACACCGATAGACACAGCAACAAAATTAAATTTAATATTCCCAATATTTTTGAGTGAATAGAGAGATAAATAAAATGGCATATACAAAAAAACAATTAGCTGAGATTAAAGCAAACATAATTCTCAATCTCGTACAAAATGTGGACGAAATAAATGATGTAAACATTGGTAGTATCATGGATATATTATCTACTTCTATTGCACAAGAATTAGAAGAACAATATAATGATTTAGATGTAATTTATGATGGTACAAGAATCACTACAGCTACAGGAGATGACCTAGAGGAAATCGGAGAGATTGTGGGTGTGGCTAGGAATGAAGGAATAAAGACAACTGGTCATGTAACTTATGCAAGGAACACACCAACTGCGACAGACTTTGTAATCACGAATGGAACAATCGTATCATCACAACCTAACACAGATTTAGAACAATACAAATTCGTGGTAACAACTGACACTACATTTAAAGCAGAAATTCTAACTGAAGACCATTTATTCGTAGATGGGATATTTCAATATAAAGCAGATGAAAGATTGATTAGTAGTATCTCTGAAATTACAGGGTTAGTTAGTTCAGCAGCACACACATTCGTTGATGCAACAGACTATAGTGTAACTTCAGGCTTCGATGACGTGTTAATTAAACTTAAAGATGACGATGAAGTATTAATATATTCATTAGTGGATGATTGCGATGCAACAACAGGTTGGACTGCGGGCGATGAAGCAGATGCTATAACTTCAAACACTAGCGTTTTCTATCAAGGAACTGGCTCGTTAAACTTATTAAAATCAGGAACGACTAGCAACTTATTAAGTTACACAAAAACATTATCATCTGTAACTAACATTTCAAGTGTAAAAACATTTACATCGATATACATTAAAGATCAAACTGCTTTAGACAAAATCACAAAGATAGATTTATGGACTGGTAGTAGCTCAGGGATTGTAAATTCATATCAATATGAAATGTTAAATTCTGCATTAAGTATTGGTTGGAATAGATTAATACTTAACAAGAATGATAGTGTGACAGATACTAACGGCAACCCAGATGAAATTAATATTAATTATTTGAAAATTAAAATTACCACAACAGCGACAACAAACACATTCGTGGCTGGGGATTTACTGATGGACTTTTGGTTCAATGCAGATTATGAAAATTATGTGGGTGATATTATTCAATGGGATAAATCAGCAACTTTACCAGACACTAGCACAGATTTCGATGCAACTTATATTCCATTATCAGTAGAAGTACCTATTGAATCAGAAGCAATCGGTTCAGCGTACAACTTAACCACTGGGAAAATAATATATCAAGTAACTATTAATCCTTTCACAGATAGAATATATAACTATGACATATTATCTGGTGGTACAGATGTTGAAGATGATACAGACTATAGGGACAGAGTTCAAAACGCTACATTCTTAAAAACTAATGCAACAGTTCAAGCGATTACGTATAACGTGCTAGACTTAGATTTCATTGATTCAGTTAATATAATTGATATGCCTGAGTATAGTGTGACAGCAGAATCTCAAATATATACAACTGGAATCAGTAAATATACATTAGCACAAGAAGTTGCACAAGACAATTCTAATCTAACAATAGGGGACACTGTTGGTGCAACAGATTACACAAAAAATACAGATTACATTTTAACAGCATGGACTAATGAAATAGAATGGATTGGAACTACACCAGTAAATGGTGCAACGTACTATGTAGCTTATGATTATGAAAATCTAGGACACATACAAGTGTATGTAGTGGGATTAGCTGGTAAATTAACCGCATCACAATTAGCAGAAGTACAAACTGTGGTATATGAAACTAGGTCAGCTGGAGTAATGGCAGATGTAGTTGAACCAACATATATTTCAACAGCTACAACATTAAGATTAGATAGCGATTCAAATTATGTGAGAAGCACTGTAGAGGAAGAAGTTGAGACTGCGATACAACTATACATAAATGATTTAAGTGTGGGTAGCGATGTATTCATATCAGGAGTGATTAATGTAGCGATGGATGTAACTGGAGTTAACAACATTAGCATTTCAGATTTAGGTGGTGGCACTGTTGACGTGGCAATAGCGGCAGACGAAAAAGCAGAAGCAGGAACAGTAACGATTGATGCGTGGTAAAATAGATGACTAAAACAAACGACATACTTGATAACTTACCAACTTATTGGAAAAAAGATTCAACTAGTAAAAACTATAAATTCATTACTAGCTTTGATGACAATTTTCAAGATGTTAGTGATCAAACTGCAAACTTAAAACTTACTATACAATTAAACACATCAACTGGTCAAGCATTGACAGACCTTGGTGCAATTTTTGCACTTAACAGAAATGCAGATGAATCAGATAACGATTATCGTGCTAGAATAAAAGCATATTGGCCTGGGTTTAGTGGAGGAGGAACAATAGTTTCTATCAAACAAACTGTTAACCGAATGACTGGGATTCCAGAAGATGACGTAAATGTTATTGAGTTTCATTCAGGTACGTATATTCAACCATTGAAAGTGGTGGTTGAAGCCACAGTGCCTTCATTGGGTGCATCAGTTAATGTTGTCAGTGAAGTATTACAATCAACAAAGGCAGCAGGAGTATATATCATAGCAGACATCTCAGGAGAAACATTTGATGCGTATGGAACATATATTGAAACTGAAGCTTCAATCAATGTCAATACATTGTTTTATCCAAACTGGGCAAAACCTAACGAAAACACACTTAAATGATAAACCAAGCTGAAGCATGGTACAATGAACCAAGCTGAAGCATGGTATGAGGTCGATAAATGAACTTAAAAGATATGATGATAAAATATAAGGGTAGCGTAGAGATAGTTAATAAATCAACTGGGGTAACGCTTAGTTTTGAAAACATAGTGACTAATGGTTTTTATAACTTAGTTGCTGATAGATTAATCAATAACAGTGAGAATTTCATTACACATTTTGCAGTTGGAGATAATGCTACATCTGTGGCAATAACAGATACGGCGATGGGTAATGAAACGTTCAGAAAAGAAATAACTAACGTAAGTTCAGTTGGTGCTCAAATAGAATTACAAACTGACATTTTAGGTAATGAAGCAATTGGTAGCTGGAAAGAAATAGGGTTATTCAATGCATCAACAGTTGGTACACTAACAAATCACACTAATGTAGATTTTAGTCATACAGCAGGAGACTTATTAACAGTTGTATGGAAAATAGATAAGGTATAAAATGGTATATAAATTTTGGAAAGATAGAAGTCATGGTGAGAACGTGATGTATCCCGAACTAGCAAACATGATTTTAAATAACACAAATTATGTAACGACTGGTTGTGGAGTTACATTTAATGCTACAATGGACATCGACATTGCTTCAGGTACAATTCATATTGGTGGAAGTGATGTTAGTGTTACAGGAACAACAGAAACAATAACAAATGGAGATGCATCACATCCTAGAGTAGATTTAGTGAGAGTGAATTCAAGTGGAGTAATTTCAGTATTAGCGGGAACTCCTTCATCAGCCCCAGTATCAGCAGATTACACAGAAATAGATTACGTAGTGATTGGTATAATTTATGTACCAGCAAGTGCTACAACAATAACATCAAGTGAAGTTGAAGATATTGGTATGGTAAATGCGAATGCTTCTGGTGCTACAACATTTTTAGCATTAACAGATACACCAGCAACATTCACGGCAGACAAATGGTTGAAAGCCAATGCAGGAGGAACTGCACTAGAATGGACAACTGCACCAACAACTGGTACAGTAACATCGGTAAAAGCAACATTTACATCGCAAACATCGTTAGCAATTAATCACGCACTTAATGATGACACACCGATAGTTCAAGTGTATGATAATTTAAATAAACAAGTTACACCAGACGATATCGAGATAATCGATGCAAACAATGTAACTATAACATTCGCAACAGCAACAACTGGGCGATATGTAATTCATGGAGAATAATAAAAATGGCAAAAATAATAGGTAGTTTACAATTAGATGCTGGAGGAGCAGTTGGAGAATTCAGTACAGATGGTACTTTAGTAGGAAACAGTGATTCAGCAGTGCCAACAGAAAAGGCGGTAAAAACTTATGTTGATGGAAAAGTAACAACACCAGAATGGACATTACTAGAGACATTAGAACCAACAAGTGGAGGCAGTGTAGTATCAACAGCAACTTTAACAAGTTATAATGAATTGAAGTTTGATTTTGTACTAATTCAATCAAGCTCCACAGCATTTTATATGACGATAGACGGTGTCACTGGTGGTGGATGGATAGCCAGAATGAGAAAGGATACTTCAATGACACTATACACTGGTTATAGTAGAGCTTGGATAGTTATAGATTCTGCGGGTGCAATAGAACACCCTGTTATGGGATCATATACAATGTATTCAAATGCTAGTTCATTTTCTATGTTTGGGGGAGTTGAAGGTAGATCATTAGCTTCAGGTTCAGATGTGTTATTAGTCAGTGCTTTAAATTATAACGTAACATCAAAAGCCACAGCTTTAACATTTGTAGCAGACAATGGAACGTTTAGTGCAGGAACTAAAATTAGAATTTATGGTAGATAATTTATTTTTTCTTTTTTTCTTTTATTGTTATTAAATCTTTCACATGTTTCAAACAAGTTCTATATCCATTATCAAATGGTACTAAAACAGTCCCAGCAGGTACATTGATTCTCGTTCGTCATCGACTGTAAGCCCGCCACATAATCTTAATAAAAAATTAAAAATAAAACGATTCATTTTATTGATTTGTAAGTTAATTTAGGTTTGTTTGACCAACTTCGTTTTGATGTGAAACTGAACCAACCACTTTTAATATAAATATCATGGTCTTCTGGTACAACCATACCTTGCTTCGCAGTAGTTTCCCATTGCTCATACTTCCCAGTTCGCCAATCCCAACATGTCAAACTTGAGTGACCGAAACCAGAATTAGTTTTACCACAGAACGCTCTTGCGAATCCTTCGGGTACACCAGATAATTCTATCAACGCTACTACCATGTGATCATGATTTTCACAATTATGTACTAAAACCCCAGTTTCAGCTAAAAAGAAATTGTGATTGTCATCTACTTCTATATCATACACATCTTCTTCACCCGCATCTTCAATAGATTTTATACGTTTATTAGTTAATCCATTTAATAATTCTTTTTTGGTTGTAGATGTGTGTATTCTATGTATGGGTTGTCTAACAGCATCGCTATATTGATAATTATCTATATGTGAATAACAATGTTTACCTAATATTAAATGTAATATTTTTAACTGTGTCGCTAATTTATCACTAACAGTAGCCATAATATATTTATCATCAATACACCAACTACGATTACCAAGTTCTTTTGTTTTATTCATAATGTATGCATCACGCTCTAAATAAGGTTTTAAAAGTATCTTTATTTGATTAATTGGTAAACCGCTAATATTGTTATCAAAATGTTTGTATACACCCTTTATACCCCAACTAGTATTACCACGAACATTATAATATTTATGTTGTGGTATATCATTAAAAGTGTACTCTAAGTCTAAGTTATTTAATATGGTTTTATTTTCATCCACAAATTGTTGTGTGTCACCCGCTAAACAAAACGAGTCACCGTTTTCCCGTCTAGCATAACCGTCTGCACAATAAATGCCCTGCAATTTTAAATAATCTTCATCCATAATAATAGAATTTAATTCTGGTAATCTTAATATACTAGGTATTTGATTACTGCCTGATTTATTTTTATCTAATGAAAAATCCGAAAGTGGCTTATATTTTATACTAGGATCTGAATTAGGATTAACAAAACAACTTATTTTATGGTCATTGGTACAACGAAATTCGCCACCCAAATTCATCTTCACTTTTTTTATTTTTTGTTTGCCTTTATTAACTATGTTAATTATTTTTTTAAATTCTATTTTTTGTTTTGATTCATTGTAAGACACTGCCAAATGTTCACTTAAATTTAATTCAGTTATTTTTACATAATCGTATGATTTAGTTACAATACTATAAACTATTATTTTGGTATCTCCTGTGAAACAATCAGCTTTTAGTTTATCACCTTTTCTAATGTACCATTGAATGTTATTAGGTATCCAATGTTCGTTGAAACCATACGTCCTGATGTCAGTCTCGTAGTACATCTTAGTTTCGCAATAAAAATCTGTAAGTGTCCAAGAATGTTTACTTAAACTTTCTTTTGTGTAATCACCTTTATACATCAAATTGTTGTCTACTAACCATTGTTTCATAGATTCTGATGTTGTGATAAAATCACTAACCCTCGTAGTAATTTTTCTAGGTCCACCTTTAAAATTAACTGTATAGCCAGCGTAATAAATTGTTTTTGTTGGGTATTTTTCATCATAAAACTTTAAAAGTTTCGTTGTGTCAGCAGGCATAATAAATTTCTGGTTAGCTTTCAACTCTTTGATCTGGTCTAGTAACGGTGAATTGTTAATCATCACGTTATACTTAGTTGTAAGGTCGTTAAATCTAACTGTGTTAGTTTTTGCTAATTGATTCAGTACACCTATTTGTGTATTAAGACTTCTTCCATTCAATATTAATTCGGTGTTTTTGTCTTGTAGTCCATCGTTTATTACATTATGTGTAAATTCAATGTCTGCTAATTCTGTTGGCGTGATTCCACCCAACAACTCTATTATCTTATTTTTTATATTCAT